ATGATCCGCTCCTGCGCGCCGCCGTTGTCGAGGTAGAGGTGGAAGAGGTAGAACATCGCCTTCTCCAGGTCCTCGACCGGCTTGCCCTTGAACTGGTAGCGCTGGACGTACTTGATCACGTTCCCCTGGAGGAACCCGTCGAACGCCTCCTTCCCCATCTGGTCCTTCATGTGCATGAAGGAGTCGCGCCCGTTGGGCGCGTAGTGGTTGGGACGGTTCACGACATCCTCACTCGGGGACTGCTTGAGCCCCTCCTTCGTGCGTACGTGCGTCATCCGTGCCTCCCTCCGGCGATCCGGGCACCGGCGCTGGCGGCCTGTGAGGCGGGCGAGGGCTCGAACCCCGGGAGGTCCTGCTGCCTCGGGTCGTCCTTCGGCTTCGCCTTCCTCGGGCCGAGCTTCTCCTTGTATTCCGCGTTCACCATGCACACCGTCTCGACCGAGCACCGGAGCGTGCGGTACTTGCCCGCGAACTCGTTGAGCGCGGCGCACACGGCGTCCGCGAGGATGCGCTGGCCCGCCTCGGACTCCGCCCTGCGGAAGTCGTCGAAGAGGCCCCACGCCTTCTGGAACGTCTCGTCGACGTCCTTCGCGCACTTGTCGAGAAGCGGCGCCTCCTCGCGCAGCTTCGCTATCACCTCCTGCATCTTCATTTCGCGGGCTCCTTCTTCAGCATGTCCGCGGCGTCGGTGCAGTCGACGAGGACGTCCACGAGGTCGTCCGCCGCGTCGATCCACGCGTCGAATATCCGCATCTTCACGGTCTTGCACGTGACGAGCTTCCGCATCGCGGCGAGGTAGTCCTCCTGCCGCCCGGGGCCGTTGAGGCCCATCGCGACGTGGGCGACGTAGCTCGTCCGGGGCTTCCCGTCGAACTTGCCCGTCGTCTTCATGACGCGGTACACGTACATGTTGTCCTTCTTCGTCGACAGCCCCTTGACCGTCGACATGATCAGCTTCGACATCGCGGACTTCCTCGACACGGTCGCCCTGTCCACGTCGTCGAACTTGTGCTCGAGGTAGCACGGCTCCCCGAACACCATCAGCTTGCACTTGCAGCTCTTCTTGCTCATTGTCACTCTCCTTGGTTTCCTACTCTGGTGAAGACGTCCGGGCGGGCAGAGTAGGAACCCCGCCCGGACGCCACGTTTGCAGAAGCATTACTTCTTGCACTTGCCGCCCTTGCACGCGGCCTTCTTGGCCTTGCCGCCCTTGCACGCCGCCTGCGCGGCCTTCGGGTCGACCTTGGCCTTCGCTGCCTTCTTCGTCGCCATCGCCTCTTCACCTCCTTCCCCCGCGCCTTCTGTGGAGGTGGCGACGGCGACCTCTTGATCCGTAATGAAATACTCCTCGCGTATGCACTCGATGGACCCGATCAGGTCGTCCATCCTCATCGCGGCCTGCATGGCCGGGAGCTCGCGCATCGCCTCGGAATAGTGGGCCATGGCCCAGTCCTCGTGTCCGGGCGCGGCCCCCGCCTCGATGCAGTTGAGCGCGTCGACGACTGCCCCCTCGCCGTACTCCTCGAGCATGAGCCTCGCCTCGCGCGCCACGCACCCGCCGATCCTCGGCGCAAATCTCTCCTCCGCCCGGACGAGCGCGCCGACGGCGTACCAGAGGTGCGAACGGTAGCCCGCCCTCACCTCGACGAGGTTTATGTAGGCGACGCACACGTCGACCATGTATGGGTCGGGGCGCAAGTCTTCGCCTCCGCCCACGAGGTGCGCCCTGTGGAACAGGGCGGCCGACAGGTGCTTCACCGCGCACTGCGGGCACCCCGGCGTCATCAGCTCGTCGTGGACCTCCAGCATCACTCGCTCCTCCCGCAGCCGTCGCTGTCCTCGATGTCAAAAGACCTACCCCAGCTCGCCGCCACCCACAGGACGAGGACGACGCACACGAGGACCACTACCACGAGCGCCTCGGCCGGTATGAGCGCCAGTGCCCATCCCCACGCTATGTGCCCCGTGAGCTTCGCCACGACGAGCACGACCTGCGCCAGCACGTCGATCCCGACGGCCCACGCCACGACCTTCATCATTTCGCACCTCCGTTGTACTTCTCGAGATAGCGGCCCGGCTTGAACGCGAGCCGCCAAGTCTCTATCATCGCCCCGGTCGGCAGGCGCCGGCGGTAGGGCTTCCACTCGAACACGCCGAACCCCACGAGCTTCGTGCGGCGGCGCGTGCTTATCACGGTCCACAGGCCGTCCAGAAGGAGGTCGACGCGCTCCTTCGTCTGCCTCGTGACCTGCCGGAGGACGCACCGGTCGTCGTAGCCGACGCGCCAGTACTTCGTTATCCCGGCCTGCTGGGGGTCACGGTTGCTCATTCATGCCTCCTTATGGGCGGAAGTCCTCCGCCGACTATCACGGCGACCAGGGGCTGCTTGCCCTCCGCCTTCTTTTTCTCCGGGTCCTCACCTTCGAGGTTGGCGACGGTGCCCGCCTCGGAGAGACCCGCGAGCGTGTGCTCGACCTTGGCCGCGGCGGCCCACGCCTCGGCCGCGGGCTTGACGCTCGTCTCGCCGCTGTGCAGCTTCTCGATCGCCTTGTCGCGCAGCTGCTTCGCCTGCTCGAGCTGCTCCTCGACGATCTGCGTCCGCCTCTCGGCCCGGACCTTGGCGAGCTCCATGACGCTCTGCGTCTGCCGGGCGGCGAGCTCCTGCTTGAGGAGCCGATCCCAGCCGAAGTTGTACGCCCAGATGGAGACGGTGCGCTCGGGGACGCCGACCAGCGCGGCCACGTCCTTTATGGCGAGGCCCTTCGTCACGTACGCGACCATCGCGCTCTTGCGCTTCTCCGCGTCGGCGTAGGACGGGTAGAGCTCCGCGACGGCCTTGTCGCCGTCCGGGTCTCCCGTGAGCTCCGCCGCCGTCGACTTGAGGAGCGCCTCCCTGTTCTCCGAGACGGAAGCCTCGGTCGGGGCGGGCGGCACGGACGAGTTGTCCGCGACGACGACCTCGCCGATCGGGGTGCCGTGATCCGTGAGGAGGATGGACTCGTTAGGGTTGTCCATTACGAATCCTCCTGGCGAACTCCGCGATCAAAAGAGCTTCGGCTTTGCCGTCGTGCGGCTTGCGGCAGAGCGGCGTCCGGCGGAGATCGACCTCCGGGAACAGCCGCTCGGCGACGGCGATCGAGGTGTTCTTGTCTGACGTGCAGCTGAACACCTTCTTCCACTTCTGCGGACGGGCAAGCTCGTACGGAATCTGCATCGCGTCGAGGACGCCCTGCAACCATCCGAACGACTCGCCGAACGAGAAGCAGCTCGTCACGCCCTGGCCGGGCATCGCGCCGACGTGCTCGACGACGGCGAACAGGTTGAACTGCTTCTTGAGGTCGGCCAGCTTCTCGACGTACACATGCTTGTCGAAGGCATGTGCAGACGGAATGAGGTGCGGCCCGATGATTGCCATCGCACCGTCGCGCCCAGGATCGAAGCCCAGGTATGCGTTGTCGAACTCGCTATTCATGCCTTTGCCCCGTATTGTATCATATCCCCGACCTCGGCGTCAAGTGCCGAAGTGGGCTTTTCGGAAGATTTTTTCGCCTCCGCTCCGAAGGCGCGAACTGCGTAGTCGCAGAAGTTCTCGAAGGGTGGCGGCATCACTTCTGCCTCCTCAATACGTACGGTATCGACCAGCGGTGCTTCGCCTCGTCGTACCTGATGTTGTAGCCCCCGCTCTTGTGGAGCGTCAGCAGGTTCTGGTGCAGGGTCCTGGAGTCGACCACTTCCCTCGCGAGGGAGTCGTCGACTTCCTTGATCCACTTGAATATCTTGACGGCCGGACCCTCGACGACGAAGCCCTCGGCGTCGCCCCTGTCCTTGTCGTCCTTCGCGCCGGTCGTCTCCTCGATGCACGCATCGAGGACGTCGACGAGAATCTGCGTGAGACCGTTCTCGGCGGACGCCTGCGCCATGTCGGAGTGCTGCACGGCCTTGACGCCGAAGCGCTCGTCTCGGATCTCGGCGGGTATCTTCCACCCGAGCAGGAACCGCGCGAACGCCGGGAGCTCCTCGGAGAGCCACGCCTGGTTCTCGTCCGTGGTGCCGAAGGAATACTTCGCCCCGCCGAGCCGCAGCATCGTGAACTTGTCCCGCGTCGACATGTCGAGGTCGGGCAGCACCGAGAGCGACTGCGAGTCGACGTTGGAAAGAATGACGACGCGTCCAGGCCACGGCAGTCCCTCGACCGCCGAGCCGAACTTCGCCTCGCACCGGACGCGTCCGTTCGCCGCGACGACCTTGAGCGCCTCGGTGAACTTCAGGCGGTCGCGGTGCGTCTTGCTTCCCAGCTTGTCGTCGATCACGTGGACGGGCTTCTTCACCGTCTCGGAGTTGAACCTCGACCCTTCGAGGTACATCTTGTCGGCGTAGTCCCATCCGCCCATGAGCCGCCCGAGGAGCTCGGTCGCGAAGAACGACTTGCCTATCCCGGTCGGCCCGGCAAGGATGAGAACCGTGCCCGGGGAGGGAACCTCGGACATCTTCGCCGCGTTCCAGTAGAAGTGCGAGAGCCACGAGATGAGGTGGACGAGCTGCGGATCCTTGAGGTGCTCGAACGGCTGGCCGTCGCTCGGACGGTGGAGCGGGAAGCCCTCGGCCGCCCACTGGTCGAACCTCTCCTGGCCGCGCATGAACATGGCCGTCATGTAGTGGTGGATGTGCGGGAACCCGGAGACGGCGAACGGGTTGTCCCACTCGCAGATCGACGGGTCCTTCTTGAAGCGCTCGGGGCAGCTCGTCTTCTCGATGTCCTCGGGCGTGACGAACGCGAGCCGGGGCGCGGGCTTGACGACCGTGATGAGCGACGTGTTGAGGACGGAGCCGACGCCGCTCACCCGTATCTTGCCGGCCGGGCGGTAGATGACCGGGGCGACGACGTCGACGACGTTCCGCCTCGTTATCATGTAGAGGGCCCGGTCGAGCTCCGACATGTCCTCGCCCTTCCCGGGCTTCGTGGCGAGCTTGGCCTCCATGATGAGGTCGCGCCGCAGCACCTTCTCGGTGCGCTTCTCGAAGTGGACGGGCGTGTCGTTCCTGAAGAAGCGCCAGAACTCGTCCTTCGTGTGGCAGTACCAGGTGTCCTCG